TACGTTTTTGGTTTTGTTTTCCATTGTTCAGGATAAAAAAGGATAATAAAAGATAAATAACTATCTTTTTTGAAAAAAGTACGGAAATCTTTGATAAAAACAAAGATATTTATTGTAAGTAATAAAAAAAATTAACCAAACATTTATCAATGGCAAATTCAAACAGAGTATTCGTGTCTCCGGGTGTTTACACATCAGAGAAGGATCTTACATTCGTAGCCCAAAGCGTGGGGGTTACAACTTTAGGTTTAGTTGGTGAGACGTTGAAAGGACCGGCATTTGAACCGATATTAGTTTCAAATTTCGACGAGTATAGAACTTACTTCGGAACGACTTCACCTGAAAAAGACGGAAACGGTCAACCGAAATACGAGTTACCTTATCTAGCAAAATCTTATTTACAAGAATCAAATCAATTATTCGTAACAAGAATTCTTGGAAAAACTGGTTACAAGCCAGGTACAACTTATGGTATCAAAACCATCGGTGGTATGGAATTATCAAGTTCAACATCAACAAGTTCAAGTAGTACTACAATGGACCCAACAGATGTATCTTCAAGTAGTTTATATGCTGAATTATCAGGTAAAACATCTGTAGATGGCACAACCATTACCGAATATATCGAAACTAAGTTTAGTGGTAATACATCATCAAACGACGGAGATTGGTTCGTATTAGGTCTGATTGATGACCCAAATCCATCAGGAACTGAAAAAGTTTCTCCTTTAACAGGAAAATATAGTGCTGAAAATACTAATGGTAAAGAGTGGTATAACTCATTAACAAACGGTACGAATAGTATTTACGGTTACTTATTTGAGTATAACAGTGGTACTACAGTGTTCGATGTTACAAAATATGTGTACACCGCAACAAAAAATACTGACTATGACAACTACATTGTTGCGGCATTAAGAAGTAGAGGTATTTACTCAGGTCAAACATTAAATTTAGAAGTTGAAGCTGCTAATAAAGTTGCAATCGATAGTGTTGAATTACAAAATAACCCATTAGCTGAGTTCACATTAAGTGTAACTGGATTAACGGGTGGTGCTAAAACATTTGATTGTTCTTTAGATTTAACATCTAAAAAATACATTACAAAAGTATTGGGTGCTGAAGTTTATGATAAGAATCATACTGATTTCCCAATTTATGTTTACGAACAATATCCTAATTTCTTAAAATCTGCATTTGAAAAAGGTTATGTTAGAGGTTTAAGTTTATCATTAGTTACAAATAGTGAAGGTGATAATTTCTTAAGAGAGTGGGATACTCCAATATCTCCGATGGTTGTTTCTGAAGTACGTGGTAATAAAGTAGATGATTTATTTGAAGTTATTACAATTTCAGATGGTGAATCTGCAAATACCGAAGTAAAAGTGACAATTTCAAACATTAACATTGAAACAGGTGAATTTGATATTTTAGTTCGTGATTTTTACGATACTGACGATAATCAAGTTGTTATTGAGAAATTCTCAAGATGTTCAATGAACCCTGACGTTGCGGGTTATGTGGCAAGAAAAGTTGGTACATCTGATGGTCAATATTCTTTGAACTCAAAGTACATCATGTTAAACATGTCAGAAAATGCACCGGCTAATGCTTTCCCTGCAGGATTCAAAGGATTTGTTGCGAATTCAGCGTTTGGTAGTTCTAAATTAGGAAATGTAATTTATAAGACACAATACTTCAATTCAGGAGACGTTATGTATTATGAATCAGATGGTACTGAAATATTATCAGGTGGTGATAAAGTTAAAAAAGTGACTTTAGGATTCTCAACACAAGAAGGTTCTTCTTATGATTCAGATTTGTTGAAATATAAAGGTTCTGAAGCTAATGGGGCAACTTACGGTTTCCACTTGTCAACAAACGCGGCTAGTATCGTAACAACAGGAGGAACACAAATTTATCAAACAACACCGTATGATTTAGAAGGTCAAACAGGAACAAATTCAAATAAATTAACCAATATTAACTTCCGTAAATTCACATTTGCGTTAGGTGGTGGATTTGATGGTTGGGACATTTACAGAAAAGTAAGAACCTATGGTGGTGAATACATTTATGGTAAAAGTACCTACATTTCAGGTAACACGTCAAATGGTGGTGTGTTTAGTACTGCAGCAGGAAACTCTGACTACTATTCTTATTTAGAAGGTATTGAAACATTCAGAAATCCTGAAGCTGTTGATATTAACGTATTCTCAACTGCAGGTATTAACTGGTACAATCATGAATCATTAGTTGCTGCAGCAATTGATATGGTTGAAAACGAAAGAGCGGATTCAATTTATATCATTAATGCACCAGGTCCTGATGTTTTAAATTCAGCAACCGAAGTAGCAAATGCTATGGATGATTTAGCTTTCGATTCTAACTATTCAGCAACATATTGGCCTTGGATTCAAATTAGAGATACTGACAATGCAACTCAACTATACGTTCCACCAACAGGTGAGGTATTAAAGAACATTGCATTGACAGATAATATTTCATATCCTTGGTTCGCAGTCGCTGGTTACTCAAGAGGTATTGTAAACGCAATCAAAGCGTCTAAGAAATTAACATTAGATGAAAGAGATGACTTATACAAGGCAAGAGTTAACCCAATCGCAACTTTCTCAGATACAGGTACAATTATTTGGGGTAATAAAACACTTCAAATTAAAGAATCTGCTTTGGATAGAATCAACGTAAGAAGATTATTATTAAGAGCGAGAAAATTAATATCTGCGGTTGCTGTTAGATTATTGTTTGAACAAAACGATGATCAAGTAAGACAAGAATTCTTGAGATTAGTTAATCCAATCTTGGAATCAATTAAGAAAGAAAGAGGTTTGTACGATTTCCGTGTAAGCGTGTCTAACGACCCTGAGGACATCGACGCAAACACATTGAGAGGTAAGATTTACATCAAACCAACTCGTTCTCTTGAATTTATTGACGTTGAATTCGTAATTACTCCAACAGGAGCTTCATTTGACAATATCTAATCTAAAAGGAGATATAAAATAGGAAAGGGGACCGAAAGGTCCCTTTTTTTATTGAAAAATCACAAATAAATTTGGAATATTCAAATTTCTGTTGTAACTTTGTGTTCTAATAAACGGTAATATTATGAAAAAGAAACTCATATTAAAAATCGGAATTGTTGCAATATTCTTGGTGTTTTTTAAAAAAATCACAGTTATTGGTATGATTGTGGTAGGTGCGGTGTTTTTCCCTGAGGCTTCACAGGCGTTAAGACATTATTGTTTTGGTGACGGGTCCCAATTAGAAGTTAGTCCTGATTATATCAAAAACTCACCGGTTGTTAAAAAACACTTGGCTCACATGAAAGTAGGTGAGAAACATAAAGTTGGTATGCATCAATGGGAAGATTGGAGACTTTCATTTGCAATTAACCCGTTTACAATTGAAAAAAGAAAAGATAAGATTATTATCACCCAATGGATGAAATTTGATAAAACTAATAAAGTGATTACTTGGTTTGGTCCAATTCCTATTCCTGATAATATTGTACACACTTTTGAATGTACACCATATATGTTCCACACGGAATGGAAACTCTAACGTTTACACTTACATCCGTTAGATGGGACATTAATTTGTACGGGAAATCCTTTATAACCTGTATTATGTAATTGTGACATTACTTCTTCAATACCATTAACGGGACTTCTACCTAATAACCATCCACCTATTGCAGCACCAATACCACGAAGAGTATTTAAATACATTTTAAAATAGTTACTGGTTTTTAAATGTGGTTTTTTCTCCATTATGTTATCAAAATTATACATATCATAGACAACCCAACCTCCACCGCTTTGTTTAACAGTAGCACCCCCTAAAGTCAACATTAATTCTGCAATATCTTGTGGTTGTGCGCCATAAGAGAAACTTGTACCTTTATAACTTGGTGATTTTGAATACAATGTGGTAAAATCGTGATAACCAATTAAATTTTTGTTTGGGTTACCTTTCGGGTCTTTTCCTTGCCAGTTATCGGGATTACAAGAACCCATTCTGACAGCCTTTTCACAAATAATATTTGATAATTTAGATAATGTCTCTTTTTTTAATTCTTTTTGAGTTAATGTCTCTTTAGACATTTTCAAAAATCTAAGAGCACAATATACGTGTAACGGAGTATTTGAAATTATCGATGAATCTGATTCTGGAATCATCATTTTTTCCACTAACCTTTCAGTTTGAGTTTCAGTTAAGATAATCTTTCTCATTACGGTTTTACATACAATTTAGTACCAATCCTTATTGCATTTAAAAGAAACAATATATCTTCGTTGGAAACTCTTACACATCCATTGGAGTGTTTACCTCCTAAACTTTCTTCTTTATTAGTACCGTGTATGTAGATTGATCTACTATATATGTTTTTGTTACATTGTTCAAGACCAACTAATTCTAAAATTCCTGTTAAAACTTCAGCATCGTGTACCTCACCTGTTTCGTCTTTTCTCGTTCCCTCCATTTTTGGACCTAAAACCAAATTAATTGGTTTTTTACTAACCAAAACTTGATATTTTCTTGGTGCTTTTATTTTGTTACTTATTCTCATAAGACCTGTTCCGGTTGAACCACTATCTTCAGCATTTGTAAATCCAAAAGCACCTGTTGATACTTTCATTTGTTTAGATAATGTTTTACCATTAGGAGTATAGTACATAACTTGGGATGAACCCCAAACAATCAACATAGGTTCACCATTCTTAACTTTACCACCTTTAACTAACATTGAATATAATTCTTGCCAATTATTGGCGTCCTCTGTTTGGTCAGTACTACAAGGAGTGTTATCAAAGGCACCTTTAACTCTATTGAAAGCTTTTACCAAAACGTTCTGTTCTGATAAAGATTTAACCAAATTTCTTGTTTGAGATTCAGAAATTATAATATTCATACAATATAAATATTAAAAGATTGAATTAAAGTGAATATGTTCCACATGGAACCTAATTTTATGAAAATCTTAAACTCACATACCCAGTATATACTAGAATTATTCTAGAAATGCTTTTTATTATATTTATATACTGGAAGTTTATTCTGGAACTAGATACTGGAGCCTGTAAAAAACTACGAAAAATAATTGACAAAGTCAAATACTAATAAAAAATTTATTTCTAATACCGATATATTTAT